GCTGCACTTGTTTGGTTTACTCTTCGATTTGTTAATGCTCCTGCTATTCCCAATTCTTCTGAAGACCAATTTGCTTGATATTGTGATATAACTGATTGTGGTACATGTAAATGTATTGCTGTGTTTAAAAACTGTAAACTATTATCAGAACCCATGTCTGATATTGCTGAGGAAGTAACGAACCCTGCCGCTGCTGCTGCTGTAGTTGTAAGTGCTCCATTTACTAAATTCATTTTTTTGCCTGAAGCAAAAGCTAAACCTGCTCCTAATGCTGCTAATGTACCTGCTCCCTGTAATAGATCTTTCTGTGTTTCTATTGTAGCAGAACTTCTATTTTGTTCTGTACTAAACTCAGGATCTCTTAAATCTACTTGTCTTCTTGAATCATTTGAACTAAATTTATAACTTTTATTTGAGGTTCCTCTGGTGTCAGCTTGTGATGCTATTGAATTTTTTCTAGTCATAATATAAAATGCTACTGCGTTTGGTTGGCTTTGACTAAATAGTTCTTGCGGATAACGCATAGCTTCAAAAGGATGATTAAAATAGTCAATGTAACGATAAGCATTTCTAGCCAATTGATCGTTACGGGCATCATCTGTTGCGTTGTCAAACAAGGAGTCCAACATTCCTGTGCCTTCTTCATTCGACATGAAATCTTTAATACCACCGCCTAAATCTTCAGCAGCTTCAAGAGCTTTACCCACACCACTTCTAACGAACTCACCTAGTTCCTGTCCTATGGTTAGGTTATCTTCTGTGCCTGTTCCTACATCATCTTTTGTTTTCGTATTTTGTTCGTCTGACATTGCCTGCCCTATAAATAGTTAATTAACATTATAGTCTTATTTATATGGTTTATGCCAAAGAAATATATAAAGGAAAGTTTATTCCTCGGAATCCTAGTAAATATCTAGGCAATCCTACATCTGTTACATATCGTTCTAGTTATGAGTTGAAGTTTATGAACTGGTGTGATTTAAATGACTCTATAATAGGTTGGAATTCTGAAGAGGTTGCTATTCCTTATCGTAGTCCTATAGATAATAAAGTTCATAGATACTTTGTAGACTTTTATATGGAAGTAAAAGATGCTAATAGCTCTAAAAAATGTTATTTAATAGAAGTAAAACCTAAAAGATTTACAAGAGCGCCACCTGCAGGAAAAAGAAAAACTAAGCGATACTTACAAGAAATAGCAAACTATGCTGTTAATGAAGCTAAATGGAAGTCAGCTAAGTCTTTTTGTAAGAAGCAAGGCATGGAATTTAGAATAGTTACTGAGAAAGAATTGGGTATCTAGTATAAATACATACATGGACACAAAACCTTTTAACGATATATATTCTAGAACAGGCGGTAAAGAACAGTCTGCTCGTTGGTATCAAAAAGCAGTTAGAGATTACACCACAGGTATGAACACCTATAATGAAGTATCTCAATCTGATATAGGAAAGTTTGCAACACAATTAACAGTAGGTAAAATGTATTTGTTTCAATATGATCCACTTACAAAAGCAGACTTGCCATATTATGATCAACTACCATTAGTTATTATAAGTGAGCCTTTACCAACAGGGTTTAGTGGTATTAACTTACATTATTTAAGCCCTTTAATAAGAGCAGAATTAGTAGAAAGACTTATGGAGCCTGTTGCAGACTCTAAAGAAGGAACTACATTAGACGACAAAGCAGTTATGAGATCTGCTTGGTCTTTTATAAGAAACTTTAGTAGATTCCCAGAAGTTAGAGGATCAGTAAAAAAATATCTTAATACACAAATAAGAGGCAGGTTGTTAGAGATAAACCCCATACATTGGAAGTCAGCAGTATTTTTACCTGTACAAGACTTTGTTGGTGCTTCAGCTCAAACAGTTTATAGGAACACGATGACTAAACCAGAGCGTAAGAGGAGGATGGTATAATGGGTTGGAATTGGAAAGAATTTTTAAGAGGATCAATCAACAGAGGAAATGTTCGTAATCAAAGGCGCAACATAAGAGGAAAGAACTTTCACACATCAGGCAATGCTTTAACCACAGGAATAAAAGGTGGACAATATGCTGGAGTCAGTGTTACAAATCTAGAACCGTATGGACCAGGACATAGTTTCCAGTCTCACATAGCAACAACACAATTAGCAAGAACAGAAAGGTTTGAATGTCGTTTTCAATTTCCAGAACAAGTTGTTCAATCCGGTTCTAGTTTTCCATTAAAATGTACTTTAATGGCAGAAGAAGTTCAAGTACCTGGTATGGTGTTAACAAACAAAGAATATAATGTAGGAAACTGGACACATACCAGAAATACAAACATGCAGTTTCTAGGTAATGAAATAAACATTACATTTTATACAGATGCCAATTGGGAGCATCGAGCAATTTTTGAATCTTGGATGTCGTTTTGTGTAAACGCAACATCTAAAGAAGTCAGACTCCCCCAACATACATGGGGGCAAATTAGTATCAACGCATTAGACATCCAGAACAATTATCGTTCTAGCTGGGAGTTATATAGATGTACACCTAAAGTTCTAAACCTTATACCAATGAGTATGGGAGCAACAGGTGTTGTAAGAACTACATTAATTATCTCAGCAGAATATTGGGAGTCTAAAGCAATTGAAGTAGGTATAGGAGATTACGGTGGCAAAAATAGTGGCGCCAACGCTTCGACTACCATAGAAGTGTGAACATAATATGAGGAGTAAATAATGTTACCTAAAATAGATACGCCAATATTTAGTTTTACTCAACCATCAACAGGAAAGGATATTAGATTTAGACCCTTTGTTGTTAAGGAAGAGAAAATTTTAATGTTGGCTAATGATGGTGGTGAACCGGCCGATATGGTTCAAGCAGCTCAACAAGTTGTACAAAATTGTTGCGTAGATGATATAGATGTAAAAGAGTTTACACTCTTTGATTTACAATATCTATTCATTAAAATAAAAGGTAAATCAACAGGTGAAATACAATCTTACAATTTAGGTTGTGGGAAATGTAATGAAAAGGTTGGTTATGATTTAAATTTAGACGATTTGCAAGTCAGTGGATTAGATGAAGATGTAGAAAGTTTTGTTAAAGTTACTGAAACTGTAGGAATCCAATTAAAGTGGCCCACAGCAGAATTAGTAATGGTAGGAGAAGATGATTCTACCATTGTAGCAATGTGTATAGATCATGTAATTGATGGAGAAGAGGTATTAGACATTAAACAAGAAACTGTAGAAGATGTTATAGAGTTTATAGAAAGTCTTCCGTTAAATGTTTATACAAAAATAACTGAATATTTTAGAAAGATGCCTAGAATAGAACATACATTAGAGTTTACCTGTCCTAAATGTTCAGAGGAAAATTATGTTGTAATTTCTGGGTATGAACATTTTTTCGGATAACTCTTTCTCAGGAGAGTCTTGAAAATTATTACAGGACTAATTTTTTGCTTATGCAAGAACATCAATATAGTTTGACAGAGCTAGAAAATATGATGCCATGGGAAAGAGAGGTTTATGTCACTTTTTTAATAGATCATTTAAAAAAGAAAGCAGACCGTATAAAGGAAAGTAAAACAAAAGTATAGGAAAGTAAATGCCAGAGAATAATGAAGATTTAATAAAACGGTTATTTGGTAGCCCAAATCCAGATGGTGTGCTGAATGATGTACAGGAGACTATAAAGTCAAATCATGAAGGCCATACGGAAGAGCTTTCAGCTATTAAAGATATAGCATCAGGCAACAAAGCTTTAAACATGTTACAAGTGGCAGATGTTGCCAGAAACTTTTTAACAACAAGAAGAGAAATTACGAATAACCCTGAAAAAATTAGAAAAATGTTGAAGTCTGAAGAAGCAGCTGCTCAAAGAGGACGACAAGATATTAGAAAAGATATTCATAATTCCGAAGTTCGTATAAGAAAAGATATCCGAGCATCAACAGGAAAACTTGCTGGAGTAACTGGCACCATTGTTGATAGATTTGGCAACCCTATGTCAAGTGCCAATGATACTAATTCACAAGAGACTCCTAAAGCAGCTGCACTTGCAGAAACTATTAAAG